CCCACGACTGCACGACGCCCTCTAGGCCGTAGTTGCTGGCGATGGCAACTGAGTGCCCATCACCTGACAGGCGGCGCGTCAGTTGCGCGGTCTGCTGGCCGTAGCCCGTCGTGCTCCACGGGCTGTTGCTGCTGACCAAGATCGCCTTGCGGCTGGTCGGCTTGTCGGCGGCGGCACGTCGAGCTGGATTGCCGGATCTCTTGGCGTTTGCCATTCGCAGGTTTCCTTTGCGCAGGGGATGGGTGACCTGCCCGGGGGCCACGTCCTGCGCGCCGTGGCCCCCGAGCAGGGGTTACATCACCGGGAACTAGGCAGCGTTGCCGATGAAGTACTTGACGTGGCTCGCCTGCGGCAGACCGCCGTCAACGCGGAAGGTGGCGCGGAACGTCACCAGATCCGAGGAGAACGCGAAGTCGTCCGAGCGGTCGAGGCGGATGCCACCGACCTGGCGGACCATGTACGTCGGCAGGTGCCCTGCGATGAGGGACTTAGCCGACGTGGCCGGGTTAGCCATCGCGGGGTTCTCGATGAGCGGGAACCCGAGTACGCGATCCGGGGTGCCCTCCGCGAGAGCCGGCTGGAACACATAGTCCCCGCCCGGGCTGGTGAGCTTGCGCAGCAGCGCGATGGACTGGCCGTTGCCCATCAGGCCGAAGCCCGGCAGGCGGCGAGCCGCAGCGTCCACGCTGTACACGAGGTCCACCACGTTGTCGTAGGTGAACTTGCCGGACACGCTGGTGCCGCCGGTCACGCCCGAGCCAGCCGAAGCGACGATGCCGTTCGGCTCAACGGTGCCAGTACCCGTGGTCAGCGCGGTGTTGACCGCGTAGCCGAGGGCCTGCCCGACGTTGGTGCCGAGGTAGGACAGGATGTCCACGCCCGCGTCCTCGATCATCTCGCGGGAGACCTGCGTGAGGAACGAGTACTTGAACGCGCCGAGCGTGAGGAACGCCTGGAACGTTGGGTCGCTCTCGCCGATAGCGGACGCCTCAGAGGTCACCGAGCCGGTGCTGTAAGCGTTCGTCCGCGGGATCTGGAGGCTCTCGCCACCAGCGGTGTTGATGATCGTCGCAACCTCCAGCATGGGGCCGGTGTAGCGAGCCAGCTCCATGATGCGGTCGTAGAACGACGTCGGCACCGGGGCGCCCGTGGACGACTTGGTGACATCGCGCTTCTCAAACGTGAGCGAGCGAACCTCGCCACGAGCGAGTGAGCGGAGGGCCTCCGCGTCAGTCTGCTCGGCAACCGGCACCGAGACTGCGCGAGCCTCAGCATGAGCAGCGGTCGCCGCGGCGATCTCCTGCTCGCGCACCTCAAGGGCGCGCATGTCATCGATGATGGCCTTGCGACGATCCATGTCGGCGAACGCACGATCCACGGATTCCCGCTCGGTCGCGTCGAGGGAACGGCCCTCGGCAGCAGCGCGGTCAAGGACTTCCTTGGCCGCCTCGTATGCCTTGGCGCGCTCCTCGATCTGAGTCTTGATGTAGTCAGACACTTGTCTGCCTCTCTTTCAGATATTGGAGTGTGTTACGCAGGAGGACATGCGGTGCGGCTCCGCTACCGCGGCAACCGGCACGGCTCCGTGTCCGGTTGGTGGTGGAGGTCGCCGGAATCGAACCGGCCTTAGACCATTACCTCCTGGCGGTCACACCGCCTTGGCAAGCAGTTCCAACTTGTCGCGCAGAACATTCAGCAGATCAGCCGGGTTCTCCACCGTGTCAGCCTTCACGCGCTGCCGCTCGACCACATCCACCAGCAGGCTGGCCTGATCGTCGGTGAGTTGCCCGCCTGTCTCAAGTGCCGTGAGGGCATCGGCGAGGGCATCAGCGTCGGTGTTCGTGCGCTGGGCGAGGATCTGCGCCTTGCGGATCGTGGCGCTGGTCGCCTCATATGCGGGGAAGCCGGTGACGACGCTTACCTCACGGAGCGCGATCTCATTGAGGAACCGGCGGGAGCCGTCATCGCTCCACTCATCCCCACCGCGGGGGACATGGAAACCGAAACTCATTGAGTCCACGTCGCCGCGACGCATCAGAATGCTTAGGTCGCGGCTGTATGTCGTTTCCGGAAGGTCAGCCTCAACCCGCAGGCCACGGTTGTCCTCGGTAAGGCGAAGGGTTCCGGCTCGTGTCGAGGCAAGCACCATCGTGTCGTCATGGTTCACGAACATCTTCACCTGATTGCGGGCAGCGAGGGTGCGCTGGAACGCCCCGGGTCGAATCTGCTCAATGAACGGGAGGGGCTCGCTGTCGCTGTTGAACACCGCGGCGTACCCGCTGAACACCGCGCCGGCGCCAGCCTCACGGACCTCAAGATCCTGAACCTGCACCTGACGAACTTCAACCTTGCTCATGTTGTTCCTTTCGCCGCTAATGCGCTCGGCTTGCCGCTCCAGCCATGCGCGTGCCGGCTGTGGATTCAAAGGGTCAATGCCCCACAGGTAGTGGGCGACCGCGCCCGCCCCTGGCCACCGGGGATGGTCGGGGTCGGTGTTCTGATCGGCCTGCAAATCTGCTGCGTGGCGGGCAGCCCACGCATTTGCGCGGACCACCTTGTCGTCGGACATTTGGCCCCGCGCCATGAGGCGGGCCTCGCGGACGGTCTGCTCCGTCAGGCCATCCCCACCGAAGCCTTCACGGCGCAGGTCAAGGCCACGTTGTGCTGCGGCCCTCACGTATTGCGGGACGGTGACGGCGCGCTCACCACCGGGCTCCATGCCTTCCGCGATACTCACCGCGACCATCTGATCGATGGCAGCCTGCTTTGTCGTGTGGCAGCCGATCACTTCGCCGTCATCCTTGACGGTCGCCCAGCCCGAGCAGCCGGATGCCTGATCGGTGATGAAGTACGGCA